TCAAATTCGATATGCCGAAGATGGTGGTCTTCAGAAAGATGGCGTAATTGAGTTACGAAGAGGTGTTGACGACATTTCTTTAGGTAAGTCTACTTATGCTCAGGTTCGAATTATGGTAGACGGAACACATTATATGAAAGGAATGGCTGTGTATTCTGATGATATGCCGGATGGAGTCGATGTAATCTTTAATACAAATAAGACAAAGGGAACTCCTACGACTGATGTTTTGAAGAAAATCAAAGATGATCCGGACAATCCGTTTGGTTCTTTAATTAAGGAGCACGGAGGACAAAGTTACTATACCGGAAGCGACGGAAAAGAGCATCTATCCCTTATTAACAAAAGAGCGGAAGAAGGAGATTGGGACGAATGGAGCAAATCGTTGCCTTCTCAGTTCTTATCAAAGCAAAGTATGCAGTTGATTAAAAAGCAATTGAATCTTGCCAAGGCTGATAAACAATCTGAATTTGATGAGATTTGTTCTCTTACAAATCCTACAGTAAAGAAAGTTCTGTTGAAATCGTTTGCTGATGATTGTGATGCAGCAGCAGTTCATTTACAAGCGGCAGCATTGCCTCGGCAAAGGTATCAAGTTATTTTGCCGTTGACCACTATTAAAGAAACTGAAGTATATGCACCAAATTTTCGTGATGGCGAAACCGTAGCAGTGATTCGATTTCCGCATGGTGGAACTTTTGAGATTCCTATTCTGAAAGTAAATAATAAGCTGTCGGAAGGTAAGAGTGTTCTTGGTAACACACCGGCAGATGCAATTGGATTTAGTTCGAAAGTGGCAGAGCGATTATCAGGAGCAGATTTTGATGGAGACACAGTTATGGTAATACCATGTAATTCTTCTAACAGCAAAGTAAAGATAACTTCTACTCAGGCTCTGAAAGGTTTGGAGGGCTTTGACCCGAAGATGTCTTATGGCACTGTGAAAAAGGACGATGGCTACTACAATGCTTCTGGTCAGAAGATTAAAATTATGAACAATACTCAGACAGAAATGGGTAAAGTTTCTAATTTGATTACGGATATGACATTAAAGGGTGCTACCCAAGATGAACTCGCAAGAGCAGTTCGTCATAGCATGGTCGTAATTGATGCCGAAAAGCATAAGTTGGACTACAAACAAAGCGAAATAGACAACGGTATTGCATCTCTGAAGAAGAAGTATCAGGGAACAACTGATTCCGATGGAACTTATCATGAAGGAGCAGCAACCCTAATTTCTCGTGCTAAGTCTGAAACTTCTGTTCTGAAGAGAAAGGGTTCCCCAATCATCAACGAAGATGGTTCACTTTCTTACAAAGAAGTGAAAGAGGAGTACACGGATAAGGATGGTAAGGTTAAAATTCGTACCCAAAAGAGTACGAAGATGGCAGAAACAAAGGACGCCCATACATTGTCTTCTGGTACCCCCCAGGAAGAAGCTTATGCCGAGTATGCTAATTCTATGAAGACCCTGGCAAATCAAGCTCGTCTTGAGATGGTAAATACCGGTAAGATAGCTTATTCTTCTTCTGCAAAAGCTACCTATCAGTCTGAAGTAGACACTCTTATGTCAAAATTAAATGTCGCCCTAAAGAATGCCCCCCGCGAACGGCAGGCACAGACCATAGCTAATGCTAAGGTGGCGGCTAAGAAGCAAGAAAACCCCGATATGACTAAGGCTGAGATTAAAAAGGCAAGCCAACAGGCTTTATCTGCTGCTCGTACTAGTGTTGGTGCTAAGAGAAGTGACATTGAAATTACTGATAGAGAATGGGAAGCTATACAAGCTGGCGCTATTAGTGAGAATAAATTGTTACAGATTCTCAACAATACCAATACGGATTCTTTAAGACAACGAGCAACTCCTCGTGCGACAACTGCTTTGAGCGTTGCTGAACAGAATCGTATAAAAGCTTTGTATGCTTCTGGCTACAATACAAATGAGATTGCAGAAGCTCTTGGTAAATCTTCGTCTACAGTTTCAAAGTATTTGAGAGGAAAGGAGTGAACTGTTTAGATGAAATGTGCATTAACAACGAATGATAATCCGTTTGATCCATTTGAGCAGTTTACTCAATGGTTTCTCTTTGATGAAGAAAAAGGTTATCATTCAACATCGTATCTTGGTCGAATTGCTCGAACTTCTGATCAGCTTTCAGATGAAGAAAATGAAACTGAAGTTGAAAGAGCAATTGATGAAATACTAAAGTATGATGTGTTTGGGATTTACAAGAAAGTAAAGAAGAAAGCAGTTTAGAGAGGGAAAAAATAAAATGAAGAAAATCTAAAACTGTGTTTCAGAATTGAATTTTAGAAATCCTTAGAGATATGGAAAGGGTATAGGGGGTATGCAAAAAATGCACCCCCTCCCCACATCGCGGCGGTCTTTGATTTTTCCCCAGAGGGAAATTTTCAGAGACCTTTTTTTGATGCTGTAGTGCTTGAACAGGCTTATGGGCAGATACTTAGCAAATGGCTGTGGCTCTTTGCTCTTTTCTCCTTTCAGAAAGAGGTTTATATCTTCCTGTAAGTCTGTTCAAACATTGCAGCATCTGGTAACAAGTAGGTAGAAACTGGACTGAGAGGAGGTTAAAAGTGTGAAGAAAGCTAAGCCAGTAAGCTCCTCTGTTAATTCAAGACAGATGCGACCTGCCTTGACACCAGAAGCAAGAGAGAATCAGATGATTGCTTTGGCTATGGATCTTGCTGAGCAACAATTACGAGACGGCACGGCTTCTTCTCAGCTTATAACCGAGTTCGTGAAAAGAGGTTCAACAAAAGCAAAGCTTGAAAAAGAGATATTAGCAGAGCAGCGTGATTTGATTAGTGAAAAAACACGTTCACTACGTTCAGCAGAGCATGTTGAAGAACTATATAGAAATGCATTGAATGCGTTTCGTGGATATAGCGGACAGGGGGACAGTATCGAGCCAGAGGGTGATGACTATGATTAGAACATATTCGGAATTGTCAACTTTCAAGACTTTTAAAGAACGATATGAGTATCTTCGTTTGGATGGAGAAATTGGTGTTGAGACCTTTGGGTTCGACAGGTACCTTAATCAGATATTTTATTGTTCATATGAATGGAAGCATATAAGGAATCAAGTAATTATTCGAGACAATGGCTGTGATTTGGGACTCAATGGATATGAAATACATGGAAAAATTCTCATCCATCACATGAATCCAATTTCTGTAGAAGACATTATCAAGCGAAGTGATATTTTGTTGGATCCGGAATACCTGATTTCAACTGTGTTAAATACACACAATGCCATACACTATGGTGACGATTCATTACTTATGGACATGCCTGTAGAACGAAGCAAAAATGACACATGCCCTTGGCGGCATTAGAAAGGTAGAAAAATGGAAATGGATAATACTGAAAAGATTGTAACGGCAACGGAAAACATGGAGCGTAAAACAGAGAATACAGAACATAAAAATGTGGAAAAAGAACAGATCAAGAAGGGCATCGTCAGCAATTGCCTGAGTCTGGCAGTTCGTAAGACACCGAGCATCAAGTCGGAAATCATTCATGTTCTGAAATATGGTTCCGAGGTTGCTATTGGAGAAAAAGAATCCACAGATAAGTTCTATAAAGTGAGTACGATGTCTGGAATAGAGGGATATTGTGCAAAAGAATTTATTGAATTGTAGAAATTGGAGGTGTCAATCATGAACGATAGTATATTGACTTCGATTAAGAAGCTGCTTGGAATCGGAGAAGAATACACACAATTTGATGCCGATTTGATTATGCATATAAATTCCGTATTTTCTATTCTAACACAGCTTGGTGTTGGTCCAGTATCTGGGTTCATGATTGAAGATAAGTCTACAACTTGGAGCCAGTACGCTGATGATGAAACAAAATACACGCTTGTTGAATCATATATGTATTTGAAAGTAAAGCTCTTATTTGATCCACCTTTAAGTTCGGCAGTTATCGAATGCTATAAGGAGCAGATTAGTGAATATGAGTGGCGACTTAATGTATTGGCTGAGAATGAGAAGGAGGCGAATTAAGACATGGACAATTACTTAGAACATCACGGAATAAAAGGTCAGAAGTGGGGAGTTCGTAGATACCAGAATAAAGATGGTACATTAACCGCTGCCGGAAAGAAAAGGGTAGAGGAAACAACCAAAAAAGAAAGTCAAAGTGAGCAAAATAAAAATATCGGTAGGGCTGCAATTGCAGCTGCCACTGTAACTGTCGCTGCAATGTATGTTCATGAAAATCCAGAGAAAATTGGACAGGTGGTCTCAAAACTTGCTGGCGTAAAAATGAGCGACATCAGCTCAAAAGTAGTCAATAAGGGTAAAGAATATGTAACAAATGCTCTAAAGGGCGCAAAAGAGGGCGTTAATGAGGCTGTTAAGGAAGCACCTAAAAAAGCAGCCAAAGCAGTCGTTACTGGAATTGTTATGAATCAAACAAAAAGTGCGCTTGATTCTGTAGTTGGTAAAGAAGAAAGTGCAAAAATATTCCAGGCAAACGACAATAAAAAAATAGGTAAGTTCTGGAAAGTGTCTCCAGATGACCGAGATGACGATGAATAAGGAGATAACAATATTATGGCATTATCAAACACAGCCGTTCCTAAATATTACGGCATGTTTCGAGATGCCGTAATCAGAGGCGAAATACCGGTTTGCAAAGAGATTTCCATGGAAATGAATCGAATCGATGATTTGATAGCAAATCCTGGAATCTATTACGATGATAAAGCGGTAGATGGATTTATCAGTTACTGTGAGAATGAGCTGACACTGACGGATGGCTCAGACCTTAATCTTTTGGATTCGTTTAAGCTATGGGCGGAACAAATCTTTGGATGGTGTTACTTCGTCGAGCGAAGCGTATATGAACCATATGAGGATGGACATGGCGGGCATTACGTTACAAAGTCAATCAAGAAGCGGCTCATCAACAAACAATACCTAATTGTCGCCAGAGGAGCGGCAAAGTCCATGTATGGTTCATGCTTACAAAATTTCTTCTTGAATGTGGATGTTACCACAACCCATCAAATAACGACGGCTCCAACAATGAAGCAAGCGGAGGAAGTGCTATCTCCGATTCGAACGGCAATAACCAGATCAAGAGGTCCTTTCTATAAGTTTTTAACAGAGGGTTCTATCATGAATACCTCTGGTTCAAAGGCAAATCGAGCAAAGCTTGCTTCAACGAAGAAGGGAATCGAGAATTTCATGACAGGTTCTCTTCTGGAAATTCGTCCGATGCGGATTGACAAGCTTCAAGGATTGCAGTTGAAGGTTGCTACTATAGACGAGTGGCTATCTGGAGACATTCGCGAGGATGTAATCGGCGCAATCGAACAAGGCGCATCTAAAGTGGATGACTATCTGATCGTTGCTATCAGCTCTGAGGGTACTGTTCGTAACGGAGCGGGCGACACAATCAAAATGGAGTTGATGGACATCCTAAAAGGAGACTACATCAATCCCCATGTTTCGATTTGGTGGTACAAGTTGGATTCCATTGATGAAGTATCAGACCCAGATAAATGGGTAAAGGCAAATCCGAATCTTGGTAAAACAGTTAGCTATGAAACTTATCAATTGGATGTGGAAAGAGCGGAAAAAGCTCCTGCCGCGCGAAACGATATTTTGGCGAAACGATTTGGACTTCCAATGGAGGGATACACTTACTATTTCACCTATGAGGAAACCCTTCCGCATCGTAAGAGAGATTATTGGCAAATGCCGTGTGCTCTTGGTGGCGATCTCTCGCAAGGTGATGATTTCTGTGCTTTTACTTTCTTGTTTCCGTTACCGAATGGAGCATTCGGTGTCAAAACTCGAAACTATATCTCTTCTTTAACTCTTATGAAACTACCAGCTGCAATGAGAATTAAATACGATCAATTCATGAAAGAGGGAAGTCTAATCGTTCTTGAGGGGACAGTTCTTAACATGATGGAAGTTTACGAAGATTTGGACAATCACATTGTTGAATGTGGCTATGATGTCCGTTGTTTCGGATATGACCCGTATAATGCAAAAGAATTCGTGGAACGATGGTCAGCCGAGAATGGCCCATTTGGTATCGAGAAAGTTATCCAGGGAGCAAAGACAGAATCAGTTCCCTTAGGAGAATTGAAGAAGCTGTCAGAAGAAAGAATGCTTTTATTCGATGAGGCTTTGATGACTTTCGCTATGGGAAACTGCATCACATTGGAAGATACCAATGGAAATCGTAAATTGCTGAAGAAGAGATATGAGCAGAAAATTGATGCTGTTGCGGCAATGATGGATGCCTATATCGCTTTTAAACTGAACAGAGATGCTTTTGAATAAAGGAGGAAGCTTATGGATTACTTAGAACATCACGGAATCCTCGGACAAAAATGGGGTGTCCGTAGATACCAGAATGCAGACGGCTCCTTGACAAGAGCTGGAAAAAGACATGTTCAGCAGCTTGAAAAGAAAGATGTCAAGTGGGCGAATAAAAATTACGATAAGATTACATCGAAAGCGTACAAGAAATCCGCCAAGGAACTTGCCCAATACGACAAGGCTCTTGCCGCGAATGCCATAAAGGGAAAGACGTTTATCAACGCTCATAATCAAAAGATGGCAGAGCTGATGAATAGCAAAGTAACTGATTTGGCGGCACCATCCGGAAGAACTGTAAAATTCGTTGCGAAGCGTGGAGAGATAGGTGTTCATATGGCTCTGGCTGATCAAAATTACGATATGAGTAATGTTAAGAATGGCGTATGGAGCGACGGCAGAGTTGCCTATAAGAAGAAATCCGTTAATATGGCTTAATTTGACGGAGGTGTGAACATGAAAATTGCACAAACAGTTTCTATTATGGAACTTCGACCAAATTCAAGAACGCCAAAAACTGCAACGCTCATGCATTATGGAGTTAAGGGTATGCATTGGGGTGTCAGAAAAGATGACGATTCAGTTGAAAAAATCGTGAAAAGTGTTAACATGAATTTACAATATTTTGCGAAGAAGGCATCTTCAAGAAAAACTGTAAAACTGGGAACGCAAGAATATGCTCATGTGATGAGTGAATTACGAACAAATATTACGGCTGAAGAAAAGACACATCCTATTGTTCGTAAAGCAATTGGCGACTTTATTTATTCATTCGAAAATCACTTCGATGATACTTATAGAGTCATAGGAAAGAAGCAAATACCGGATACAATGACTGGTTTGCTGGAAAGGATTAACGATGGAAAACGATGAATTAGCTGTTAGATTGGGAAAGAAACTAAAAGAAATTTATAATAATGATGCGTTCGTTATTGAGGTTCTTTCGTATGCAGACAATCCCGAGGATCAACAGAAAATATTAGATTTTATTGAAGCGGGCAAAGATGTTACTGATGAAACGATTTCAGTTTTGGCTATGGATTTAGCCGACGCTAGGTCGTAAAGTATTCCATGACTGTATAAGAGTTACTCATATTTGGGTAGCTCTTTTTTATTGCTTAAAATTCGGAGGTGAAAATTCAAAATGGACATTCCATTTACTTCCAGACTGAAACATGCCTGGAACGCATTTACAAATAGGGACCCGACAAATTACTATCCGGATATTGGTTACAGTTATTCGTATCGCCCAGACAGGTTCCGACTTACCAGAGGAAATGAAAGGTCTATCGTAACCTCTATCTTCAACCGAATTGCACTTGATGTAGCCGCCATTAACATTCAGCATGTACAACTGGATGACGATGAGCGGTTTTTAAGTGTTATCAAATCGGGACTGAACAACTGCCTTTCTCTGGAAGCGAATATAGACCAAACTGGAAGAGCTTTCGTTCAGGATATTGTCCTGTCCATGATGGATGAAGGATGTGTCGCAATTGTTCCGGTAGATACGGATCTGGATCCTGACGTAACAAAGGGAATTGACATCCTTTCGATGCGAACCGGAAAAATCGTCAATTGGTATCCTCGTCATGTAACTGTTCGAGTGTACAACGACATGACTGGACTGAAGCAGGATATTACTTTACCAAAGGAGCAGGTTGCCATTGTGGAGAATCCGCTCTATACAGTAATCAATGAACCGAATTCGACAATGCAGCGTTTGATTCGAAAATTGAATCTTTTGGATGCTGTAGACGAACAAAGTAGTTCTGGTAAATTGGATTTAATTATCCAGTTGCCTTATGTGATCAAGTCTGAAGCGCGTCGTCGACAAGCCGAACAAAGGCGAGCGGACATAGAAAAGCAGCTATCGGGAACAAAGTATGGTATTGCTTATACCGACGGTACAGAGCATGTCACGCAATTGAATCGTTCTGTTGAAAACAATCTATTGAAACAGATTGAATATTTAACGAGTATGCTACACAGCCAGTTAGGTATCACTCAGAGTGTCTTAGATGGAACAGCAGACGAGAAAACGATGCTGAATTACTATGACCGAACAATCGAGCCAATTATTTCGGCTATTGTTGATGAAATGAAACGAAAGTTTTTGACAAAGACGGCTCGCTCCCAGAACAAATCCATCAAATTCTTCAGAGATCCGTTCAAACTTGTTCCGGTTTCTGATCTTGCTGAAATCTCAGACAAATTCACAAGAAATGAAATTGCAACTTCAAATGAAATTCGACAGGTTATCGGATGGAAACCATCTTCCGATCCAAAAGCTGACCAGCTTAGGAACAGTAATCTTAACCAGTCAAGCGAAGAGATGGCTGCGATACCGGAAGAAACAACTGAAATCGATGAGGAAATTGAACAAAAAAATGCAATGACTGAGAAAGAGTTTTTACAGCATATGAAAGAACTTGAGTCTGTAGACGCCAACATCGATAAGCTGGAGTATAGTTTGAAAGGGGTGTAGATCGTGAAAGTGAAAGCAACACAATCATTACAGCATTACGCAAGCCCTTACTATGATCCCGTTAAAGCACACGAATATTATATGAAAAATCGCAAGCTGACAGGAACAAAAAGAACTGGAACCTTAAACGATGCGGGAAAAGCGGCAAAAGCATATGTAAAGAAACAAATTGACGAAGAGAAGGAATCCCGTCTGAATGATGAGAATACTTCAAAAACCAGCAAATTGGCAGCTTTAAAAGAGACAAAGACTCAACGAGTAGCGTCTGCTAAAACCGTGCGTGATGCTGCTTATCAAGAAGCAAAAGATAGAAAATCAACTTCTTCGGAAAATGCGAAGAACGAGAAAACGAAATCATTAGAAGATGCGAAAAATGTGCGTGATGCTGCTTATCAAGAAGCAAAAGATAGAAAATCAACTTCTTCGGAAAATGCGAAGAACGAGAAAACGAAATCATTAGAAGATGCGAAAAATGAAAGAGATAAACAGATTGAATCCCATACTTCCCAAATGAATTCCCAGATTGAATCACTGCAAAATCAATTGGATGCTATGACAACAACCGAAAAGAAAGAGAAAAAAGCAAAAATTCAGTCCGAAATTGATAAGTTACGTGAAAAGAATGCTGCTAAAAAGGAAGAACTCGTGGCCGCATATAAAAGTCAAAGTGAATCTATTGGTAGTGATTATAAAAAGAAGACTGAATCAATTGATAACGACTATCAGAATGCACGAAGTGCAGCTAGTAGCAATTACTCTGATGAAAGTGAATCTATTGGTAGCGATTATAAAAATAAGACAACATCAATTAATAACGACTATCAGAGTGCACGAAGTACGGCTAGTAGCAATTACTCCGATGAAAGTACCTCTGCAAAAGAGGACTATACCAAAGGTGCGTCTTCTGTACGGGAAACAAGCACACAAGCCAAGTCGGAGATTCGTTCAGAGTCAAAAACGAGATACAATGAGGAACTCGACAAGATTTATGCCAATTCGGCATTTTTAAAGTCTTCTTCGAAGAAAAGTTCTAAAAAGTCATCTTCCTCTAGTAGTAAAGTTGATACTTCCGGGAAGAAAACAAATAACCAGATCAAACGAGAAGAAGCGAAGAAAAAAACTCAGTCTGCGCACTCATAAAAAATAACAGGAGGTACAAAACAAAATGAAGTACGATTTTAGTGGCTGGGCCACGAGAAATGATTTACTTTGTGCCGATGGACGAACAATCAAAAAAGATGCGTTCAAGGCACAGAACGGTCAGACGGTTCCGCTTGTATGGAATCATAACCATAATGATCCCAACAATGTTTTGGGATTGGCTCATCTTGAAAACCGTGATAGCGGTGTATATGCCTATTGCGAATTTAATAACAATGAGTCTGGAAAGACGGCAAAGGAATTGGTAAGACACGGTGATGTTCGTTCTCTTTCCATCTTTGCAAATCAGCTGAAGCAAGCTGGAAGTGATGTACTTCACGGAATCATTCGGGAGGTAAGCCTCGTTCTTGCAGGAGCAAATCCTGGAGCTTTTATCGATGATGTGATTGCTCATGGCGATGATGCGGATGCCGGTATCATTCTCGGATATGACGAGAATATTATCATTTATCATTCCGATGACAAGCCTGATAAAGATGATGATTCAACGGAAAACAAAAAGACCGGAGAAGAAGATACTCCGGATGATAAGGAAACAGTTGAAGATATATTCAATACGCTTACCGAAAAGCAGAAAACTGTAGTGTATGCATTAGTAGGAATGGCAAAAGGCGAGAAGCCAGATGATAACAACAATGACAAAGAAGATGATGAATCTAAAGGAGGAGAAACCACTATGAAACATAATGTATTTGAAAACGATAAGCAAGATGATAAGTCAGTGCTATCACACGCAGACCAAGTAGACATTCTTGCCTTGGCTAAGAACTCAACTGTAGGAAGTTTCCAGGCAGCATTAGAGATTTATGCAAATGAGAACAACCTTCAGCATGATGCACTTAGTGGGGGATTTGTACAGACAGGTGAGGGCAGTGTTTCTTACCTATTCCCAGAGTACAAGGAAGTTAGACCAGGTGCACCAGAAATTATTAACTATGACCAGGGGTGGGTAACTACAGTATTAGGTAAGGTTCATAAGAGTCCTATTTCAAGAATCAGAACAAGCCAGGTTGACATTCGTGGATTAGATGACCTAAAGGCAAAGGGATATGTAAAAGGTAAAGAGAAGAAGCTTACAGGCAACTTTAAGCTTGTTAGACGTACAACAGATCCACAGACAGTATATGTGAGAAACGCAATCCACAGAGATGACATCACAGACATTACGGATTTCGATTACGTAAAGTACCTTTATGACATTGACCGTACAATGTTAAACGAGGCACTTGCTACAGCAATAATGATTGGTGATGAGCGTGAAGATGGAACAGAGGATAAGATTTATCCGGATAAGATTAGGCCTATTTGGACAGATGACGACCTATATTCAATCCATGTAGACATTGATCTTGAGAAAGCTAAGAAGGAACTACAGGGTTCTAATACATCTCTCTATTTTGGCGACAATTACATCCATTCTGAGGCGATGGTCAATGCTATTCTTTATGCTAGAGAGAATTACAAGGGAACAGGTACACCAGACCTTTACATCAATCCTCACGAGCTTAATGTTATGCTTCTTGCCAGAGACAGGAACGGTAGAAAGATTTATGCGTCAAAAGCAGAGCTTGCGTCAGCACTCAATGTAGGTAACATCTATACCGTTGAGCAGTTCGCTAATAAGACACGTACTACCGAAGATAATAAGACAAAGAAGCTTCTTGCTATCGTTGCAAATCTTGCTGACTATTCTCTTGGTTCTACAAAGGGTGGCGAGATTACACACTTCACACAGTTTGACATCGATTTCAACCAAGAAAAATCACTGCTTGAAACAAGAGTTTCTGGTGCATTGACAAGAGTATACTCAGCAATCGTTATCGAGGAAGACGTGACAGAGACAACCGATGTATCTGATGACGAGGAACTTAATGCTTAATTAGCAGTAAAAGGAGAAAATTCAAAATGAGCAAATTTTTTGGAACAATCGGTTACGCCGTTACGGAAGAAGTTCGACCGGGGGTATGGGCTGACACAATCGTCACTCGGGATTACTATGGCGATCTGACCCGAAACACTCGACAGATGCAGACATCTGACAATCTCAACGATAACCTCAACATCTCAAACGAGATTAGTATCGTAGCCGATCCATTTGCTCGTGAGAACTTTCATTCTATGCGGTATGTCCAGTTTATGGGTGCTAAATGGAAAATTACCAATGTTGAGGTTCAGTATCCTAGACTGATTTTAACGGTAGGAGGTGTGTATAATGGGCAACAGGCGTATGAAACTTCATGACATGTTATGTGAGATTCTTTCCTGCCCCGTTAAGGGCGAGAATTGTAGAGCCTACTTCCAACCACCTGCTTCTGTGCAAATGAAATACCCCGCCATTGTTTACGGTCTTAACGATGTTGAGAATACGTTTGCAAATGACGGGGTTTATTTATCGGTAAAAAATTATTCGGTAACTGTTATCGATAAAGACCCAGACAGTGAACTTGTCGATAAGGTGTTATTGATTCCGACATGCCGATTTGATCGGTCGTACAAAAAAGACAACTTAAATCACTATGTATTTGAAATATTCTTTTAAGGAGGAACAAAAATATGAGTAAAAAACTTGTTTGGGATAAAACAGGTGAACGCCTCTATGAAACCGGTGTAAGTCAGGGCGTTCTTTATCCGATTCAGACCGGAGGTGTTTATACCAAAGGTGTTGCATGGAACGGTTTGAGCAGCGTAACCGAAAGCCCTTCCGGAGCAGAGGCTTCACCCGTTTATGCAGATAACATTAAGTATCTTAACCTGATGTCCGCAGAGGAATTTGGCGGAACCATCGAAGCCTACATGGCTCCCGATGAGTTTGCGGAATGTGATGGTTCTGTGGAAGTTGCTCCCGGCGTTTATGCTGGTCAGCAGAGTCGTAAGGTATTCGGTTTGTCGTACAAGACACTTCTTGGAAACGATGTGGATTCCAACGATTACGGCTATAAGCTTCATCTGGTATATGGAGCATTAGCGTCACCTTCTGAGAAAGGCTATTCAACCGTAAACGACAGTCCGGAAGCACTTTCACTTTCTTGGGAATTCAGCACCACTCCGGTAGAGGTTACCACGGAAGTAAATGGCAAGAAGCTCAAACCGGTAGCACTTCTGACCTTCGATTCTACGAAAGTGGATGCTACAAAGTTGGCAGCTTTGGAGAACATTCTTTATGGTAGCGATGGAGAAGACGGCACAGAAGCAAGACTTCCACTTCCTGATGAAGTAATTGAGCTTATGAAGGCAGCAGGCTAAGAAAACAGCCACAACACAATAATCACAAATGGAGTCGTATTCAGTTAGGCTGGCGACTCCTTTTTATTTGAAAGGAGAAAGTTTTATGTTAAAGAAAACCATGACTTATACAGATTACAACGGAGTTCAGCGTACGGAGGATTTCTATTTTAATTTATCCAAAGCTGAAGTTACAGAAATGGAAATGGGTACTGCCGGAGGGCTTGCAGAAATGATTAAGGCTGTTGTCGACGCAAAAGACGCACCGTCGATTATTAAGATCTTTAAGGATCTGATTCTGAAAGCTTATGGCGAGAAAAGCCCGGACGGAAAGAGACTCATTAAGTCAGAGGAATTGTCCACCGCATTCTCTCAGACAGAAGCGTACAGTGATTTGTTTATGGAGCTTGCGACGAACGCAGATGAGGCTGCTAAATTTGTAAACGGAATCATCCCGAATGCTCCGGAACAGAAAATAACAGCAGCGATTCCGACAGCAACTTCCAATTAAAAGAGAGGTAATGATAGATGCTCAGAATTACGATACCATCTGCCGAACTTTGGGATGAGGCTCGACAGGAGTTCGTCCATACAAAGCCGCAGACTTTGCAATTAGAGCATTCATTGGTCTCAATTTCAAAATGGGAAAGTAAATGGAACAAAATCTTTCTCTCAAAGGAAGAGAAAAGCATTGAAGAAACCATCGATTATATAAAGTGTATGACACTCACCCAGAATGTTGATCCTGAAGTATACAACTATTTAACGAATCAGAATATTCGAGAAGTTAATCAATACATAGAGGCTCCGATGACTGCTTCTACTGTTCCGGAAGATAGAAAACTTCCTGTCAGTAGAGAAAGGGTTTCATCGGAGCTTATTTATTATTGGATGATTTCTCTTAACATTCCGTTTGATTGTCAGAAATGGCATTTAAATCGGTTGCTTATGCTTATTCGGATTTGTAATTTCAAGAATCAGAAACCGAAGAAACGGAGCAGACGCGACCTTTATAGCCATCACGCTGCGATAAATGCAGCAAACAGAAAGAGATTCAATTCGAAAGGATGACGGATATGAGTAATAGTAGTTTGATTTCTTATACGAAACTCAGCCCAAACCATTCTGGACAGAGAACGCACTCGATTGATCGTATTACCCCGCATTGTGCGGTTGGTCAGCTTTCAGCAGAAAGTATCTGCGGGTGCTTTGTAAGCTCATCCAGTGGTGCAAGCTGTAATTATGGCATCGGCACAGATGGTCGTATTTCTTTATGTGTGGATGAGGATAACCGCTCTTGGTGTTCTTCTAATAAAGCAAACGATCAGAGAGCCGTCACAATCGAATGTGCAAGTGATAAAGTTCATCCATATTCAATGAATGATTCTGTTTATGATTCACTCATTAACCTTTGCGTGGATATCTGCAAGCGAAATTTCAAGACTAAACTTCTTTGGCTCGGTAATAAAGAGAAAACATTAGCTTATTCGCCGAAAGATGATGAAATGGTGTTAACTGTTCATCGCTGGTTTGCGAATAAATCGTGTCCAGGAGATTGGCTGTATTCGAGGTTGGGTGACTTAGCAAAGACAGTTACAGAAAAACTTGGTGGTGCATCTGCAATAGACACAACAACAAATAATGAACAGATTATTTGGAATTTCTTTAAAGGAAAAGGTCTGAATGACTTTGCGATAGCAGGTATCATGGGTAACCTTTATGCGGAGTCTGGACTGAGATCCACAAATCTGCAAAATTTCTACGAGAAGAAGTTGGGGTACACCGACGAGAGCTACACCGCTGCTGTTGATGACGGTTCATATTCCAATTTTGTGAAAGATAGTGCCGGTTACGGCTTGGCTCAGTGGACATATTGGAGCAGGAAGCAGTCTTTGTTAGAATACGCACAGTCGGTTGGAAAATCTATTGGAGACCTTTTCATGCAGCTTGATTTCCTATGGAAAGAAATGCAGACATACAAGACCATGATTACATCGCTAAGCACAGTGACATCTGTTCTCGAAGCATCAAATATTGTTCTATTGCAGTATGAACGTCCGGCTGATCAAAGTGAAACAGTTCAGAACAAGCGGGCGAGTTATGGCAATGTTTATTACAATAAATACGCTATTGATGCATTTAAAGTAAAAGTCAATATTGATTCCCTTCGTATACGAAGAGGGCCAGGTACAAACTACGACTTTACTGGTGCATACACTGGAAAGGGAACTTTTACTATTGTTGAGGTTCAGAATGGAGTTGGTTCTGAAACTGGTTGGGGCAGACTGAAATCCGGTGCTGGATGGATTAGCCTGGATTTTGCAACAAAGTGTTAGGAGAACAACATGATAACTTTCAGACAAAAGGGTGACTTCTCTAAGCTTACCAAATTTTTGGAGAGAGCAAAGGAGTGTGTTCATCTTGGCGACCTCGACAAGTATGGTCGAGAAGGGGTGGCTGCCCTTGCGTCTGCGACGCCGGTAGATACGGGAAAGACCGCGAGTTCGTGGCGGTACGAGATCAAGCAAGGGAGAAGCTCCGTGTCAATCGGTTTTTACAACACGAACATTCAAAATGGAGTTCCAATAGCCATTATTTTACAGTACGGTCATGCGACCGGAAACGGAGGCTGGGTACAGGGGCGAGACTACATCAATCCTGCTATCCAGCCTATTTTTGACAAAATCGCAAATGAGGCATGGAGGGAGGTAACTAAGTCATGAGCACGACAATTGATGAAAAAGTTGTTGAAATGCGATTCGATAATAAGCAATTTGAGCAGAATGTTCAGACCAGTTTATCGACGCTGGACAAATTAAAACAAAGCTTAAATCTGACCGACGCAGCGAAAGGCTTAGAAGATGTAAATACTGCTGCTTCTAAATGTGACATGTCACCGCTGACGAATGCAGTTGAAACCGTACATGTAAAATTCTCGGCATTTGAGGTCATGGCTATAACCGCCCTCACCAATATTACCAATCAGGCAATCAACGCTGGAGAGAAATTGGTATCATCATTGAGCATCGACCAAGTTACGGCTGGTTGGGAAAAATATGCTGAGAAGACAACAGCTGTTCAGACAATCATGTCAGCGACGGCTAATACATGGGAAGAGAATGCAGAAGCAATCGGCTATACCGGAACTCAGATGGAATTTGTAACCGACCAGTTGGAGAAACTTAATTGGTTCTCTGATGAAACTTCATACAGCTTTACAGACATGACAAGCAATATCGGTAAGTTTACATCTAATGGCGTGGCTTTAACTGATGCTGTACAAGCTATGCAAGGTATTTCAACATGGGCAGCTAAATCTGGACAGAGTACAAACGAAGCAAGTAGGGCAATGTACAATTTGGCACAGGCTATGTCAGTAGGAGCGGTTACACTTATCGATTGGAAATCAATCGAGAATGCAAACATGGCTACACAAGAGTTTAAACAAACAGCAATTGATACTGCTGTTGAACTAGGTACACTAACTAAGGTAGAAGAAGGACTTTGGGAGACAACATCTGGTTCAACTGTAAGTTTAACCGATTTCAACTCAGCTTTGACAGAAGATAAATGGTTTACTTCTGATGTATTGATGGCAACTCTTAATGAGTATGGTGCTGCATCTGTTAGATTAAGTGAAATATGTGATGAGTATGACACAACCGCTTCACAGTTCTTATCTGGGATGGATGATTATCAGAAAGGGACAAAGACAATTAATGATATTGCATCTGACGTTGGTATAAAGACAAGTGATTTAATACCGCTGTTTGAAGAATTAAGCGGGGAAGAATACGAATTAGGATTAGCATCATTTAAAGCAGCTCAGGAAGCGAAGACATTCTCAGAAGCAATTGATGCTACTAAGGATGCTGTATCCACAGGCTGGATGACAACTTTTGATACTATATTTGGTAATTACGAGGAAGCCAAAGTTCTTTGGACCGATTTAGCAAACGCATTATGGGATGTATTTGCTGCTTCCGGAGAAACAAGAAATGCCATTCTTGCGATTTGGAAAGATAACGGCGGAAGAGATGATCTAATTGAGGCATTCTGGAATCTTTGGGATGCCGTAGGGTCAATCACAGCACCGGTAAAAGAAGCTGCCAAAGAAATATTTTCTTTCTTTGATGATTCAGAAGAAGGAATTGAGAAAAGCGGAAATGCTCTTGCTGAATTCACAAAGAATCTTAAAGAAGTTACAGCAAAAATGAAGCTCAGCGATGAAGCGTCCCAGAATTTGAAAAACACATTTAAGGGTGTATTCGCTGTACTCGATATTGCGGGACAGGCTTTTAAGTCAATTACTGGTGGTATCTCAGACTTGATACATTATTTTTCCCCGGCTGGAAGTGGAATACTCGGGCTGACTGGTAATTTCGGAGAATTTTTAACAAAGCTCGATGATACCATCAAGAAAACCGATGCTTTTAATACTGCTGTGAAAAAGGTTGTTGATTTTATTGAAACCGGGGTATCAACAGCCATTACGATTATTAAAGCAGCTGGAAATGGACTGAAAGAGTTCTACTCCTACTTGCAGGAGAAATACAATTTTCCAGGATTGGAAGATTTCTATGCTTTTTTGGATCGGTTTAAAACCAGATCGTTCGAAGTAAGCGATGCTGTGAGTTCCATGAAAGAAACTGTAGTAGGTGCTTTTGAAAAATTGGGAGATGCATTAGAAAAATGTAGCTTCCTTAAAGTTTTAGAAGCATTATGGAATGCAGTAAAAGCGATTGCAAACGGAATTGGAACAGCACTTGGAACTTTGTTCGGAGCATTGACCGATCAGCTTGGAAAAGCGGATTTCAGTAATATTCTGGATTTACTTAACGGTATTGCAGTTGGCGGGGTAGCGGTATCAATTGCTAAATTCTTTGGTGGACTAAATAGTGTCGTTGGAGATTCAAAAGATATTTTCGAAAGCCTCTCAAAGATTTTGGAGGGTGTAACCGGAATTCTCGATGGAGTCAGAGGATGCTTCGAGGCGTATCAGCAGCAGTTGAAAGCGGGAACTTTGCTTAAAATTGCAGCGGCTATTGCTATCTTGGCAGCGTCTATAGTTGCTATTTCTCTTGTTGATAGCGATAAATTATCATCGTCTCTTGGGGCTATCAGCGTATTATTTGCTAATTTACTCGCTGCAATGGGTATATTTACAAAAATTAGTGGCTCTAGTGGCTCTGTATCAAAAGCCGCTACAACCATGATTGCCATGTCCTTATCAGTTTATATTTTAGCGAGCGCCATGAAGAAATTAGCCGATCTGGAATGGGATGAAATCGGCAAAGGTGTCGTTGGAATCGCGGCTCTTGCGGCAATTGTTGTTGCGGCAGCCAAAATCATGTCCAGCGGAACCGGAAAAACTATGAAAGGGGCGTTAAGCCTTGTTGTATTTGCAGCCGCAATAAAAGTGTTAGCATCCGTATGTAAAGATCTTGCCTCGCTGGAATGGGATGAACTTGGAAAAGGTCTTACCGGCGTTGGCGTTCTTCTTGCAGAGGTTGCAGTATTTCTTAGAGTTGCAAAATTTAGCGGCAAAGCCGTTTCTACTGCACTTGGAATCTTGGTTCTTTCTGCGGCAATGAAAGTGTTGGCATCGGCGTGTAAAGATTTCGGAAATATGGAATGGAGCGAAATTGGCAAGGGGTTAACCAGTATTGGTGTTCTACTTGCCGAGGTTGCAGCGTTTACAAACCTTACCGGAAATGCAAAGCATGTAATTTCAACTGGAGTTGCCCTTATCGCAATCGGAGCTGCAATGAAGATATTTGCATCTGCGGTATCGGATTTTGCCAATATGCAGTGGGATGAACTCGGACGAGGTCTTACCGCTATGGGAATTGCTTTAGCAGAGGTGACAGTTGCCGTTAAGCTGATGCCTAAGAATATGGTAGGTATTAGTGTGGGTCTGATTGCTGTTGGTGCAGCATTAGAAATAATGGTCGACTCATTGGGAAAATTTGGAAACATGTCATGGAATGAACTCGGACGAGGTCTTACTGCTATGGGTATTGCTTTGGCAGAACTAGCGATTGGTTTGAATCTTATGAAAAGCACTTTGGCTGGCTCAGCAGCCATGCTTATAGCAGTGGTTGCATTAGCAATTATAGCTCCGGTGCTTAAATCACTTGGCGAGATGAGCGTTGAATCTATCGCTAAAAGTTTAATAACCCTTGCTGGAGCATTTGTTATTCTTGGCGTTGCCGGAGCGGTTCTTGGGCCATTGGTTCCATCTATTCTTGGGTTAGCAGCGGCGTTTACGTTGATTGGCGTAGGTGTACTTGCGCTTGGCGCTGGTCTTCTTGCTGCTGGAGTTGGATTATCAGCAATCGCAGTTGGTCTTACTGCATTTACCATGGCACTCGGTTCGAGTCTTGTCGAAATTCTGAAGGTTATAGTCGAGGCTGCTCCGGCACTCGGAGAAGCATTTAAATCTATCATTCTCACTTTGGTAGATGTGCTGGTTGAGTGCGTACCCGCAATAGCGGATGGCGCATTAGCAATGATATCCGGGGTTCTGGTGGCATTGGTCGCATATACACCGACAATTGTAGATTCTATATTCCAGTTCCTTATCGGGTTGTTGGAGGGAATTGCATCCAATCTGCCCGCTCTTATACAAGTAGCAATCGACGTTCTGATGGCATTTTTCACAGGAATCACAGACGCTTTGAGCGGAATAGACACTGATGCATTACTGAAAGGCATTGTCGGAATCGGATTGTTAACCGCTATTATGGTCGCACTGAGTGCTGTGACATCGTTCGTTCCAGGGGCAATGGTAGGAATACTTGCTATGGGTGCTGTTATTGCAGAGATGGCGTTAGTGTTGGCAGCAGTTGGAGTCTTATCTCAACTTCCGGGATTGTCCTGGTTAATTGGCGAAGGTGGAAATTTATTACAGGGAATTGGTACCTCTATTGGTCAGTTCATTGGTGGAATCGTTGGTGGATTCGCAAGCGGCGTATCGAGCCAGTTCCCGCAGATTGGTACAGACTTGTCAGATTTTATGACAAATGTTCAGCCGTTTATAGAGGGAGCAAGCCGTATCAACTCATCCATGATGGATGGTGTAAAAGCTCTGGCAGAAACGATTCTTCTTCTTACAGCGGCAGATTTATTACAGGGATTAACTTCCTGGTTTACTGGTGGAACTTCCTTGGCTTCCTTTGGAGAGGAGCTTGTGCCGTTCGGTACAGCTATGAAAGACTTCTCAGATGAATTGGCTGGAATGGATAGCGAACTTGTTGCAAATGCAGCTACTGCCGGATTGGCTCTGGCAGAGATGATGCGTTCACTGCCCAATACCGGAGGTGTTGTAAGTTTCTTTACCGGCAACAATGATATGGATACATTTGGTGCACAATTGTCATCCTTTGGTTCTGCAATGAAAGATTTC